AGGTGGTAAAAAAATTGATTTCCTGATTGTTGACAAGAATGCAGTAATCCAGAATCAGAAACACACGGTATCTAAGATTATTACGCCGGATGCGAATCAGGATGCGGATGCCTGGAAGTTTGGGTATCGTACCGTGGGTATCGCAGAAGCGAAAGATAATAAGAAAGTGGCAATCTATGTACATACTGCGGCGGCATAAGAATGGGAGGATCGTATGCAGGAAGTGGTATACAATTATTATACGGATCATTACGGAGGATGTATGATCCCGGAAAATGAATTCCCATGTGTGATCCGAAAAGCGGAAGCATACATGAATCTGTTTGCAACAGATGGATGGAAAGAATCACCCTTTGAAAACCTTGTAAAAAATTGTCTCTGTGATATGGCAGAGGCAATTTACAATGTTGAGAAACAATATGCGGAAGGAATCAAAAAAACAGAAAACACAGACGGTTATTCGGTTACGTGGGCAACAGAAATTACAGAAGGGCAGGATCAGGAAACTACGATCCGAACGAAACTGTACCGAATTGCCGAGTGCTGCCTGATGCATACAGGATTACTGTATTTGGGGGTGTGATAATGTTAACAAATGCAGAAATCACGATTTTTAACAGGCGTTCAGATAAAGACTCGAAAAAATTTGTATATATTCCGCATTATATATCAGATGTCTGGTTTCACACGGATCAGAAAACTTCGGTGATGACAGGAGGCTTGACTAGCGCAGATTCTTATCAGGTCAGGATTCCATATGAGGAATGCTCTGGATGGATATCGCCGGAAGAGTTTACAGCGTTGACGGATCTGCTTGGCAGATGGACGGTTCAAAATGGGGATTTGTTTATTGTGGGGCGGTGGTGTGGAAACTTTAAGGTTTCCGGCATTGATGAGATAAAGAAAGAATTCTCGGGGATTGTAGGTAAAGTGCTAAGTCATTCCGAGAATTTTTTTGGTGCATCTAAACATATTCGGATAGGGGGAGGATCATGATGGCGAGGATTCGATTACAGATCGATTCGACGGATCGGATACTTTTAAAAAGGAGTCTGAACAAGAACGGGGAAGGACAGAGGTTCTTTACCCATGAAGTACGCAGATTATCCGATCCATACGTTCCGAAACGATCCGGTAAGTTAAAGAATACGGCGGTAGAAACAAAAACAAGCATTACCTACAACACTCCTTATGCGAGGAGACAGTATTACGAACATAAAGGTGATGGGTTGCGTGGATCACACTGGACAGAGCGGATGTGGGCAGACCGAGGCAAGGAAATTGTCCGGTCGGTAGCTGCTTTTTGTGGAGGTAAGACAAAATGAGCGTAGCGGTAAAGGTAAAGGAATTTATAGAAACCTGCCCTTTTTTGAAAGAATTTGAGCAGGCAACATTCCCAGTAGTGAATATGGATGTACTCGAAGATCAACCAACGATGTACAGCATTGAAGAAACTCCGGCAGACCCGATCGTAAAGAGGTATGCAAATGGAGATTCCGTGAGGCAGTATGTATTTTCACTGTGCTCCAGAGAACTGTATGGACCGGCAGAAAATGAGGACACTGCGAAGTTTTATGAGAAATTCTCTGACTGGCTGGAGGACTGCACAAGAGAGGGAATTCTTCCGGTATTATCCGGTCAGTTACAGAGTAAATCAATCAGGGCAACAACAAACGGTTATCTATACGATAATGAGGGAACAAGTTGCCAATACAGGATACAATGTCAATTTATTTATTTTAAACGGAGGTAGAACAATGGGTAGTAGCGAAGTGACTCGTGTGATGGCAGCAGCTGTTACAGCAGGAACAAAAGGTGGAGTAGAACAGAGATATCAGCAGCCGGATTATATTGATGTGAGTGGGGGGACTGGGTCTCCGCAGTATGAACTGCTTGGTTTTGGAGTAACGCAGTTGGATAATTCTCCAGCGGCGAAGACATCTTCTAAAAGATACGTGAATCAGAAGTCAGCAACGCAGTCCATAGGATCTTATGAATGGACAGCACCATTGGAATTTGACTTGATCCGTTCGGAAAAAGCAATCGCCTTTATTGTAGATATCGGAGAGAATGAGAAAACCGGAGCAGAAGCAGAAACACTGTATGTGAAAGTCTATATGAACAAACCGGTTGCTGATAAACAGAATACATTCGAAGCAAAGCGTAGAAGAGTGGCAATCGAAGTTGCTGACTTTTCAGACAATGACGGAGAGATTCAGGGTTCTGGAAATCTTCTCGCTGTATCTGACTGGGTAGAGGGATCGTTCGACACAACGACAAAGACATTCACGGAAAAAGGCGCTGCGGCGTAATTTTGAGATGATCTGAGAAAGGAGATATGCGAGATGCAGATTCATGGAGTAGAGCTGGATTTTCATTTATACGATGAAGATAAGGCAGATGTGAAAAAACGATATTTTGAAGAACTGAAGAAAATGGGTGAAATCAAAAAAGAAATGCCGGCAGGTACTGAGGTAGAAAAAAACAGGTATCTCTGCAGCAGGATCAAGGGTATGTTTGACAATGTATTCGGTGAAGGTACTGGGGAATCGGTATGTGGAGAAGGAAATGATCTGCTCATGCACTTGGATGCTTATGGGCAGCTTGTCACGGAGCAGATTCGACAAAATGAAGTTTATGAAAGAGTGATGGATTCACTGAAGAAGGTCGGCAAGTTTCCGGCTCTGAGATCATGAGCATCTTAACAGATTCTTTCCCGGAGAGTGTAACAGTGAGCGGTGTGGAATATCCGATACATGCGGATTTCCACACTGTTTTACGTTGCTTTGAAATACAGGGAAGAAAAGCGGAACTGTCAGAGGATGATCTTCTTTTCATGCTGAGATTGTTTTACAACGTAAAGCGGATGACCGTAACGGAAGAGCATATCGATCGGATGTTCTGGTTCTTTTCGTGCGGAAGGGAAAAGGAGAAAAAGAAATTTCCGAGGAAGATTGCAGGGATCAATGACAAGCAGCCGTTTGACTTTGAGGAAGACGCAGATCTGATCTATGCGGGATTTATGCAGCAGTACGGAATCGATCTACAGGAATCCAGTATGCACTGGTGGAAGTTTATGATTCTGCTGGAAAACCTCGGAAACGGTACGAGGTTGCAAAAGGTGATGGAGTACCGGACGATCGACACAGGGAATAAGAATTTATCCAAAACCGAACAGGAATTTTACCGGGCGATGCAGAGGTATTATGGATTAGAGCCAAAACTTCCACCGATGAGCGAAAAGGAAAGATTGATCGAAGAAGCGCTGATTCACGGAGGAGACGTGAGCAAATTGTTAGGCAGGTGATGAAATGGCAGACGGAAAAGTTGTAATCGAAACCGATTTGGATTCGTCAGGGATAGAAAAAGGACTCACAAATCTTGAGAAAGTCGCAACTAAAGGATTAAAAGTAGCAGCCGCCGCAATAACAGGAACAGCGACGGCACTTGCCGGAGTCGCGACTGCGGCAGCCAAAACCGGCGCTGATTTTGAGTCGCAGATGTCGCGTGTAAAAGCAATTTCCGGTGCTACAGGAGAAGAATTTGAAAAGTTAAAGGCACAAGCGATCGAGCTTGGCGCAGAAACATCGTTTTCGGCATCACAGGCGGCAGAAGGGATGGAAAACCTTGCGGCGGCAGGATTTACGACAACGGAAACAATGGAGGCAATGCCGGGGCTTCTTGACTTGGCAGCGGCATCAGGAGAGGACTTGGCAAGTAGTTCTGACATTGCAACGTCCGCCCTGCGAGGTTTCGGCATGGAGGCTTCAGAAGCGGGGCACGTGGCAGACGTCCTTGCGGAAAATGCGAACCGGACAAATTCCTCTGTGGCAGAAACCGGAGAGGCGATGAAGTATGTAGCGCCTCTTGCACGGTCGGCAGGACTATCTTTTGAGGAGACAGCAGCGGCAATCGGTATTATGGCGAATGCCGGCATACAGGGAAGTCAAGCCGGAACAACGCTCCGCGGAGCAATTTCAAGATTGTCTAAGCCGACAGATGATATGCAGAACGCTATGGATGACCTAGGTATTTCTTTCTATGATGCAGATGGGAAAATGAAATCCTTGTCTGATCAGGTTGGAATGCTTCGGAATGCAATGGCCGGAATGACGGACGAGCAGAAGAATAATTACCTTGTTACTCTTTATGGGCAGGAATCGCTTGCGGGAATGTTGGCGTTGATCAATGAGGGCGAAGGTAAGATCAATGAACTGACAGCGTCTTATCGAACCTGTGACGGATCAGCGAAAGCTGCGGCTGAAACGATGCAGGATAACTTAAAAGGAGCGGTGGAGCAGCTTGGCGGATCAGCGGAAAGTCTTGCGATCGTCTTCTACGAAAAGGTGTCAGGAGGCTTAAAAGAGGCAGCACAAAGTGCAACAGAAAGTGTAAATAACATTACAGACGCATTGACAGACGGAGGAATTGCAGCGGCTGTGAATGTGGCGGGAAATGAATTTGCCGATCTTGCAGTAGCAGCGGCATCACATGCCCCGGAAATGATCGATGCGGCGGTTAGCTTTATCGAGTCGTTTGCATCCGGTATCGTAAACAATAAAGGAAAATTGCTTGGAGCTGCCGGGGATGTAGCAGACGCGCTGGCCAGTGGTTTGGCGGAGTTGCTTCCGAACAGTTTACGAAAACCGGCGGAAAAGGCGATTGATGCACTTTCCGAATCGTTGGAATCAGGCGGGTTAAAAAAAGCCGGGAAAACGGCTGTAAATACGTTAGAAAATGTAATCGATGTTGTTGGGAAACTGTCAGATGCTGCGCTTCCTCCGCTTACGAAAACCTTAGATTTTGCCGGAGATCACTTGGATTTGCTTGCCGCATCTGCAACAACAGCTTTTGTAGCATTTAAAGGCTATAAGGTATTGACAAGTGCAAATAAAGCAGCCAAAACTTTGGCAGCGACAGCGAAAATGTTGTCCGCGGCAGAAAAAGCGAATGCTCTTCAAGTTCTTGCAGCCTCCGGAGCACTGACAGCAAAAGAGATGATTGTTGGCGTGTGCACCGGAAAGATTAAACTTGCGACGGCGGCGCAGGCTGCTTGGAACGCCGTCATGAAGGCAAACCCGATCGGACTGCTCGTTACTGCAATCGGGGCTCTTGTTGCTGGAATCGGCGCGTATGCACTTACTCAGAAGCGCGCAGCATCTGCCACAGGAGAACTAACGGAGAATCAAAAAGAAAATATCGAAGCGTCTAAAGAAGCAATTAAAAACATTGAGGAAGAGGCAGCAGCACGTCAGAAAACGATTAACGCCAGCACAGTGGAAATAGATCAAGCTGAGTCCTTATGGAACGAGCTGACAAAAATCACCGATGAAAATGGGCGTGTAAAGGACGGTTATGAGGCAAGGGCGAATTATATCGCCGGTGAACTGTCGAGCGCGCTTGGAATGGAGATTGCCCTGACAGATGGGGTGATCGGTAATTATCAGCAGCTTACGGGATCAATCCATGATCTGATTGCCGCGAAAAAAGCACAGGCGGTTATGGATTCGATGGAAAGCGAATATGCACAGGCAATCCAAGAGCAGGCTGAAAATGTAGCAAAACTGGCGCAGTCCTACAATGATGTAAACCGACTCCAAGATGAGAAGCTTGCACTGGAAGCAGAGGCGGCAGAATTAGCGAAATCGACAAACTATGCGGATGCAAGCAGGTACGCTGAAATCAAAGATGAATTGCAGGGCGTCAATAATAAGCTGAAAGAACAAAAAGCGGCTTTCGATGTAAATCAAGCGGCTGTGAAAGATAATCAGAAAGTGATTGCTGATTACAACAAACTGACAGAGGCTGTTATGAGTGGCAGTACAGAGGAAATTAACAGCGCATTGGCGGAAATACAAAGCGGACTGGATACGACTTTGGATTCCGGGTCAAAAGCAGCTCTTGAACAGGCGCAGACAACTGGGGATTCTTTATTGTCGATCCTTACGGCGCAGGAGCAAGGGCTTGCAGAGGTGCAGCAGTCTACGATTGATAGTACTGCGGATGCGATGGGAGTTGCACTTAATACAATCGGATCATCTTCCGAAAATATGAAATCGTTGCTTGAAAGTGTCGGTGCAGATGGCGCACAGAAATTGCTTACCGCGATGAAAAATGCAGATCTTGAAGGGAACTTAAGCGAGGAAGCGAAAAGCGGAATGCAGGCGATGATCGCGGCAATCGAAAGCGAGGATGGAACACTTAAGTCAACCGGTAAGGATTCGGCGTCAAAATATGCGGAAGGAATGGAGAGCCAGTCGGATCGCGCAAAGACGGCAGGTAGAACAATCAACGACAGCGCAGATTCAGGGGCAAGGTCAAAGACAGGATATGATGCAGGATACGGGTTTGGTTCAGGATTTGTGTCCGGAATCCAAGCGTGGGTCGGTCAGGGGGTTGTGGCAGCCGCAAATTTGGCGGCACAAGCGTTAGAGTCTGCAAAAACAACGATCGACTCCCATTCCCCTTCAAAAGAAACGATGAAGCTCGGCAAGTATTTCGGGCAGGGTTTTGAGCTTGGAATTGCCGGTGAGAAAAAGCGTGTAGGAAATGCATCGAAGGAGCTTGCAAATGTAGCGCTGCAATCGCTTGATATGTCCAGTGTGACAGATCGGATGAGAGAAACGATGGCGTTGAATGCTGCGAGGGTAACAAGATCCTTTGGAATTGAAACAAACAGTATGATCTTAAATAAACACCAGGCGGAAATGATGCTGCACTTATCCGATACAGAAATAAATCGGCTTGCAAAAGCGGTTGGGAAATATACTGCAGCAGTAGTGCAGAAACAAAAGCCTGCGCCAATTTATTTGGGAACAGAGAGGATCGACAAGTCACTGCCGAAAGGAGCGATACCACGGATATGATAAAAGCATACTATGAAAATTCTAAAGGAGAAATACTGAATCTGCTGTCTTATCCATTTCTTACCGCAGAGGCTGATTGGTTTGACGCAGAATGGGAGGATGATGTCGGGGGATTTATCAGGACAGTGCAGCTTGATGTTTTTGGGAAGAATGAGGAGGATGTATCCCAAAATATGGAGCAGTTATATAGTGTTCTTGGTGCGGATGCCGAAGCTGGAAAATTTGGAAAGCTGTATGTGAATGATACATATCTCCCATGCAGGATCAAAGCGTCGAAGAAGGTCACTTGGAAGTCATTTACTGTAATCGAAACCGAACTGTCATTTACGGCAGAAAAGTTATCATGGGTGATGGTGGAAAGCAGGTCATTTTATCCGCAGACAGAAGCCAGTGCTTTAGAAGGCTTGAATTTTCCGTTTAATTTTCTTTTTGATTTTACGGACGCGCGAAAAGGAACTGCAGTATGGGAAGTTGATCATATCGGATCAAACGATTATCAGATGATAGTGTATGGTCCGTGTTTGAATCCACGTATCTTAATTAATGAGCAAATTATTGAAGTTTTTGTGACGCTCGAAAAGGAAGAGTATATGATTATCGATAGCCGCGATTATACTGTGCAGAAATATCTCGTGAATGGAACAGTTCAAAACCTGTTTCATGATCGAGCTTTGGGAAAATCAATTTTTGAACAACTTCCGTCTGGTTTACTGAAGATCAACTGGTCGGGGGAATTCGGATTTGATCTTACTCTGTTCTTGGAGAGGAGGGAAGCAAAATGGTAATACTGGCTGATCAGGAGTTGCGGGAACTTGGTGTGATAAAAGATTCCAACATAACAGTAGATCTTAATGGCGACAGGACATTTTCTGTACAGATTGCCCGGAGTAACTGGCGTGAGGAACTTACATTTTCCAGTCTTATCTACATTATGGGTACTGAATACGGCGGGATCATCGGCGAGATCCTGACAGATACCACGCTAGACTACGTGGAGGCGAAAGGTTTGTCTTGGCGGGGACGTCTCGCAAAGAAGATCATAGAGCCACCTGTCGGATCAGACTATAAGACCGTATCCGGCGAACTGCATACAGTCATGAAAGAACTGATAGAGCCCGAATTTGACGGGCTCTTTGTTGTGTCACAGGAAGATACCGGGGTGACTGTCAGCAATTATCAGTTTGATCGATACTGCACCTTATACGATGGTATTGTGAAGATGTTGAAAAGCAAAGGGTACCGGTTGCAATTATCATTCCGCCGGGAACAGAACGAGCTGGGATATCTCTATATTGAAGCAGTTCCGATCGTGGATTACTCGAACCGAGTCGAGCTGTCCAAAGACTGCAAGCTTAACTATACGATGGATGATAAGCGCGATGGCGTGAATCACCTGATCGTGACAGGAAAAGGAGAATTACAGGACCGAAATATCCTGCATCTGTATGTACAGGAGAATGGTGAGATCGGGACGAAGAAGCATTACACCGGACTCCAGGAGATTGCAGAAGTTTATGAAAATACTTCGACAGAAACGGATGAGCTTATGTCCGCCGCAGAAGATCGGCTTCGATCCTTGGCAGGGAAGAAGACGTTCAAAATGGATGTCGCAAAACTCGGGATAGATGTGGGTATCGGTGATATTGTAGGCGGCAGGGATTATCTGACAGGATTATATATGGCGAAACCGGTGGAAAATATCGTTTACGAGATTATAAACGACGTTGAGTCAAAAACATATAAATTGGAAGGAGACGGCGAAGAATGAAAATAATGACAGGAAAAGCAGGAACACCACATGTTACCGCGCAGCAGTTTCGACAGTTCGTGGAGGGCACTGTGGGGCAGGAAAGTTATATTTTGACAAGCGGGGATCTCTTAGAGCCGGAACTTGTATCGAACAACAGCCTCAAAATCCGAAGCGGAATTATGAGTCACCACGGTAATTTATCTACGGTGGATTTAGGTACATACGACACAGTTACAATCAGAAATGGATCACAGGGAATGAAGCGAATTGATCTCGTTGTGAACAGGTATACCAAAAACAATGAGACCGGGATTGAGAAAAATGAGTGGATTGTAATTATGGGAAATCCGACATCAGGATCCCCGTCAGTGCCGACATATACGCAAGGAAATTTACAGGAGGGGGATCTCGTTGACGATTGTCCGGTGTTTGAAGTGCACTTGAGCGGGATTAATGTAACAGATGTAAAGAAGATGTTAAAGGTTGTGCCATCAATCCCTACGATAAATAAAGATTTGTCGGAGTTACAGTTGTATCACGATAAAAAGACGCTCACACCGACTGATCTCGGATTGAACACTGGGATTTGGAAAGTAATAGCAAACAACTCTTACAAGATTGGTAACGCAATACATCTGAATATGGAAATCTACACAACCTCTATAATTGTTGCAAATAATGTGTACAACAATGCTTTTACGATACCGTCACAGTACCGACCGTTAATTGATACTGCTGTCAATGTAACTGCATCAGATGGAGCGTATAAAAATCCAGTTGCCTGTACCTCTTTAGCAAAAGCAAACGGCAATCTGTTTTTCTGCATCCCAAAAGCTACAAATAATTACCTTTTTATCGACGCTGAGTGGGAGTGTGCTTGATAATTAATTACTTTTTGGTGTATTTAATTGTAACGCATCTTTCCTATTGCGTATTCCAATCGGAGTCAGAAAACAGATCTTTTAGAAAGGAATGATAACATGAAACTTATTTTTAATGATGCAACTGATATGCCGATACAGTCATATGAAAAAATCGGTGGTGCGGTGCGATTCTTGACAATCGGAATTGCGCCGGAAAAGCTGAAAGAAATCTTTGAGGATGCAACAAAAACAAAGGTGATGAACGTCACAGAACGTGGGCAGATCATAGATACCTTGGAAAATTACACGGGATACGATCATACTGAGATATATCCGGGTGGAATTTATGGAGTTGTAAATAATAAAGCCGGTCTGTCAATAGAGAAGCGATTGGATGACATGGGGATTAAGTTGGAAACAGCGAAGCAGGACATAGAAGCACTGAAGGAAAACGGTGGCAACGGTGGAGCACCGGGAACGTATGCGTCTGTCTTTGCGATGGCTAAAATATCTGCAGAGAAAATTACAGATGATGAGCAGGCTCTTAAGGTAGCAGATCTGTACGATTTATGGAGCGGCGATGGAGTAGCCTACAAGACTGGAAAGTATATTACTTACCAAGATGCGCTATATAAGGTACTCCAAAACCATACATCTCAAGCGGACTGGGCGCCGGACACCGCCTCAAGTTTATATGCTAAGGTGCTTACAGATCCGACCGGAAAAGTATTGCCGTGGGAGCAGCCAAACAGCACAAACCCATACAAAAAAGGTGATAGGGTAACACATAAAGGGAAAACGTGGGAGTCTCTTGTAGACAGCAATGTGTGGGAACCGGATGCAGTTGGATCCGAGAGTCTCTGGAAAGAAGTTGCATAACGAGAAAGGAAAGTGAGGAATATGAAAATGAATTATGCAGAAGCAATTATTGACGGATACAATGCGATTGCAGGAGCGATTGTGGCGGTGTTGTCCTACATATTAGGAGAGCACTGGATCTTATTTGCAGCCTTTTTGCTACTTAATGTAGCAGACTGGATAACCGGGTGGATGAAGAGCAAGATGGCCAACAAAGAAAACTCTGTCAGAGGCTGGAAAGGCGTCCTTAAGAAGTTGGGGTACTGGCTTATGATTATGGTTGCGTTTGGGGCATCGGCAATCTTTATCGAGATCGGTAAGGCGATCGGTGTAGATTTAGGGATCACTACATTGCTTGGATGGTTCGTACTGGCCAGCTTGCTTATAAATGAGATTCGCTCGATTTTGGAAAATTTCGTAGAAGCTGGATTTAACGTGCCGATTATATTGATTAAAGGTTTAGAGGTTGCAGACAAGGTCGTAAATAAAGATGGAGATTCAGAGGGCGAGTGATCGTCCTCTTTTGCGCCGGTGCAAATGCCGGAAGAAAGGAGAAGAACATGAGTATTTGTAGAGGAGTAGCAGGACTTAGAGGTGGA